TGCTAAACAGGCGGACGAATGGCGTAAGGGGTACCCTGGCATTAGGGTGTACCTAGAGCAACAGGCTCCATTCTACGAATTACCGAAAGAATATCATGGTATGTCCAAATTGCAATAAGCCTACCCATCGTTTAATTATCGACAAGCATGGTGAAGCCTGTGCTGACTGTCGGGGCATGTCGCAAAATGGTGGGGCCAACCTAACCGGCATTTTGACCCGCAGCAGCGACCGCGTGCGCCAACAGCAGCAGCAGTTCGAGGGCGACATCATTGTGCCGCACCGCTACGACCACCAAACCCACAAATTGGTGCCAAACGAAGATTTCCTGGCCCGCTATCCCGAAATGATCCCGACCTACTTTACCCCCGAAGATCTGAAGAAAGCCGGCTACTCCAAGCCCGACAATATCTACAAGGCCCAGGCCGCCAAAGAGGCCGCGCACGCCAAGGAAATGGAGCAGATCGAATTTGTCGAGGATGATGATAAAGTGGTCGAGACGATAGAAGCTCTGGCATAAGCTATGAATATAAAACTTAACATACACCGCCGCTGGCAGAAAGGAGTGACCCCCTGAGCGCCGTAGAGACCTTGACTACTGTTACCGAAGCAGTCGATAACGTACTAAGATGGAGACCCAATCCAGGAAAACAAGAGAGAGCCTTGCGTATTCCTGATAATGTTTTTGAAATACTTTATGGCGGCGCTCGGGGGGGCTAATTAGGCGGCAAAACGGACGCCGGCATATTCTGGCTGATCAAGCCCATCGAGGCGCTTGGCTGGAAGCCGACGGTTAGCCACCCTTTTTTCCGAGCGCTAGTGCTGCGTCGCAGTGCCAAAGACCTCAACGACTGGCTAGACCGCGCCGAGCGTGTTTACAAGGCCTATGGCGCCAGGCTGATCAAGCACCCGCAGACGGTGTTTATATTCCCTTCCGGCGCTAAAATTATCGTTGGCCACATGAAGGACGTTAGCGCCTATCTGGGCCATGAGTACCACCGTATTCTGATCGAGGAGTTGACCCAGCTTAAGGATGAGCTCACCTACACCAAATTGACCGGTTCGTGCCGGTCGACGATTCCGCAAATCAAAGCCCAGATCTTCATGACAACCAATCCTGGCGGTAAAGGCCATGGGTGGGTGCGTCGGCGCTTTGTGGCTGCGGCACCGTGGGACACCTTCTTTATGAGCCCTGCTACTAACCGTTGGGCGATCTTTATTCCATCGCGTATCGAGGATAATCCTAAACTGGTCGAGACCGATCCTGGCTATGTGCAGTGGCTGGAAGGTATCAAATACGTCGACGAAAAGCTGTGGCGGATGTGGCGCGAGGGTGAGTGGGATGCGTTTGAAGGTCAGGTCTTTACCGAGTGGCGCTATCAGCACCATGTTTTCTCACGCTTCTGGTTCGATGTCCGTATGTGCCAGCGCATTGCCGCCCTGGACTGGGGCTATCGGGACCCGACCAGCATTCACTGGATCGCCAAGATGCCCGAGAACCAATACGGCGTCGAGCACCTATTTATCTACCGTGAAGCCTACCGCAATGAGGTTACAGACCGTCAGTGGGGCCAGTTGCTGGGCAGGATCAGCGGGCCCAAGGGCGTCGATCCGGTGAAGTACCTGGTGCTGCCGCATGACACTTTTTCTAGGCGTCCTGACGGCCAGACGATTGCCCAGGTGATGTCCAAAGAGAGCAAGATACCTATTAAAGCCGCCGAGAGTCTTAAGCAGGGCGCCAAGCTAAACCGTATTGCCTTGATGCACCGGCTTCTGGCGCCGAGCCCTGATGGCTACCCCTATTTGATGGTCCACAGTAGTTGCACCAACTTCATTCGGACAGTGCCGGAGTTGGTCTATGACGAAACGCTAGTCGAACAGATCGACGATGACGCCGAGGACCACGCTTTTGACTCGGCCACCTACGGACTCATGACCATTAAACCGAAGTTTGTTACCAGCAGCCAGTTGGTACAGATGCAGGGTTCACCGATCACGCCGGCTAATATGGGCTGGCCGCAGAACGCCAAAGGCGAATATGTACCGCCGGACATTTTGCAGGCCGCCGCCCAGCAGCAGCGCCAACCGCGTGGCACTGGGGAGTTTTAAGTGGGGGTGCTATAATTCTGACAAATGGCCGAGCTAACAATCGAAGTTGACGAGCATATATTTACCTCTATTTCGAGGATCGCCTCTGGCAAGGGGCTCAACGCGGCCGAAGCGGCATCGTATCTACTGGAAAAGACCCTATTTGGTATGCCGCACCGCTCTATTGTTCCCATCGGTGAATACCAACCACAAAAAACACTGGTAGTTTTGGATCCAACCAAGGATCGCATCAAGAAGCAGTACCGTTGTAATAATTGTGGCTGTGCGGTCTTTAACTACTACGGCGGCGTTAGTCTGACCATGAATGGTCAATACGACGCCGACAACAATATGATCGACGGCGACGAGGTAGATTGGTTTTCCAAGCTCGGCGTGCCGGACGAGGTGATTTGCCCTGGACGCATGGTAGTGAAGTATGACGACGGCCGAGTTGGCAAAAGGCGGTGCTCCGCCATTTATTACAGGATAGGAATGTAGTCGATGAATAACGATCAGAATCAGTTAGTCACTCCTGACCAAGTAGTAGTCCAGGCGCCGCCTCTGGCCCTGCCGATCAATGAGGCCACCATCTTGCAGACCCTGGACTTTGCCGAGCAGCGCGGCCGGACCGCTCGAGCTAAGTTTGATATTGACCGCCGCAGCCAGACCAACATCGACTTTTGGAAGGGCAACCAGGTCGACAAAACCCGCCTTGACGCCCGCTACCAAGAGGCTCATATCGATAACGTCATTCGCCAAAACCTCGAGAATAAGATTAAGCTGGCCACCGGCCACATCCCAGATATCTTTGCCTCGCCTCCCGACAAACAGGACTTTAACCTGGAAGCCGCCCGCGATATCCAGGCCTATTTGCGTGACCGCTTGAGCAGCAGCACCAATAAACGTCTCTTAAAGAACGGTCTGCGCAAGCTGGACCTGGAGTTTAGCGGCATCATCAAGTGCCGCTATGACAAGACTTATAAACGATCAATTTACGAACTGATCGACTCAAAAAATGTACTGTTTGGCGAAGGCGCCAAGGTCTACGAAGATGGCTTTACCATCGATGGTACCGATGTGCTGTTCCACTACGTCGAGGAGCCGACGCAGCAGGTTCTAAACAAGTTCCCCGACAAGGCTCAAGAGCTCATGAACGCGCTGATGGCCACCGGCAAGGAAATACCCAGCCGTATCATCTACACCGAGGCTTGTTTTAGTTGGTACGATCGGGAGGGCCACTGCAACCAGGGCGTGGCCTGGAGATATGGCACCGTAATACTGGGCTCCATGAAGCACCCCTATTACGATTGGGACAACCCGCAAAACAACTTCTTTGACCGGCCGCGCAAAAATTACATTCTGTTTTCGTACTCTAACCTCGGCGAAAGCGTCTATGAGACGACAACCGACTTCGAGCAGGGCATACCAATCAACCGGATCGTCAACCGTCGACGGCGGCAAATTACCGAAATTGCCGATCGCAGCGTGCCAAAACTAGCCTTTCTGGGCGGATCGATGACCAAGGAGTTGGCGGCCAGCATGAGCTCGAGTCCCAACGAAGCCATCATATTGTCCGATGAGTTTACCGGCGAGGATATCAATAAGGCCCTGTCGATCATTCCGGCCACCCCGCCCAATCCGGTGCTTTACAATGACCTTCTGGATCTGCGCGGCCGGCTGAACAGCATGTTTGCCGTCCAGGGGGCCACCAACGTCGAGGTCGGCGCTTCGGCCGGCGAAAGCGGCATCAGCAAGCAGATAACCCGCGAGGGCGATCTTGTGACCAGCGACGACATTGTGACCGTCACCCTCGAGAGAGTCATCTACGAGATGGGCTGCTGGGAAATGCAGTTTGAGCGCCTGTTCCATGATGACGACCGTCCGCCGCTGCGTATTACCAACACCGAGGGCGAGACCGAGTACGTCGATTTGGACCGCCAAAAGATCGAGACCGATATTCAGGTGGTAGTCGTCGCCTCGAGCAATGATAAGCAGGTCCGCCGCGCTGACGCCTTGCAAATGCTGAACGCCAAGGCCATCGATCCCTACACCTTGATGGAGGATCTCGATGTTCAAAACCCACGCGAGCGCACCCGCCGGCTGTATGCCTTTATCCAGGCCCAGCAGACCGGCAACTACGAGCCCTACATGAAGCTGATCGGTGTCGATCCAGAGACGCCATTTGCTACCGAGGACGATGCCGAGCGCGATGTTGATATCCTGCGCTCCGGCCAGCAGGTCCAACTACGCATGCCAGGCGAGAAGTACGTTAATTACTTCTTGAGCTTGGTCAACTCGCCCGATTTCCACGAGCCTAGCCAATTCGATGAGGCTGCCCGCTACATGGTCATGAACCACGTCAAGCGCCTTAAGGCGATGGTGGATGAGCAGGTAGCCAAACAACAGGCCGAGGCCGGTGTTAATAGCCAGGCCATGGGCGCCGTCACGCCACCGCAACAAGGCGGTCCAGACACTGCAGGAGCCTTCACCCCGCCACCGCAACAGAGCCCTTTGGCCGCGGCCGTGGGTAGTACTCTGACCCAGCGCGCACAACAATAAGTCGGTCATGCTATAGTATAAGCAAGTCAAAATAACCACCCGCAAAGGAGTGAATATGCAGCCTAACGACCCTATGTCAAATCTCATCAATGGTTTGCCGCCTGCACCGGCGAATCCGAATGGTGGAGCAGATATCTTTGGGCCGCCTAATCCACTTATGTTTGGTGGCGGCGCGCCAGCACCCGCAGCGCCGGCTCCATATCCGCAGACACCGCCCGCTCCTGCTCCAGCAGGCTACATGCAACCTCCACTCGCACCGGCCCCGATGCCGCAGCAACCGCAGCCACAATACCTGCAGCAGCAACCGACCGGCGCGCCAGCACCCGAATATCCTATGGCTCCGATTCCGACGCAATATCCGATGCAGCCGGCAGCACCTCCTATGCCTGACTGGGCCCAAGACGTAATCGATGCTGCCCAGGCTCTGCAGAATCCACCAGCCGGCGACGACTGGCCGGAACGCGGCCAGACCTGGGGCGAGTTCCGCAAAGCCGTGCAGCAAGAAGCCCAGCAGATCGCCAACAATACTATCCAGGCTTATCAAGCCGAGCAGGTTCAAGCGGCCCAAAATGCTGCTAGCATGGCGGCTGTGGAAAACCAGCGTTACGACATGACCGAGATGCAATTGCAGCAATTAGGGCTTTTGCCGGCAGTCATGGATCCGAACAACCCGAATGATCCTGGGCGTTTGGCTAAACGTGAGCTCTATGCTTACACCATCGCCATGGGTGGCCAGGGACCCGAAAACCTCGGACCGGCCGCAACTGCCCTAAAGGCTTTGCACGATAGCGGTGTTTACTTCGATGTCGCCCAGAACAAACTTATCCGCCGCGGCTCGCAGAGTGCCGCCGCCCAGGCTCCAATTGCCGGTGGTGCGCCGGTTGTCGGTGGCCAGGGCCAAGGCTATGGTCCTGCCGGCCCGACACAAAGTCAGTTGGGGATGGGGCTTAGCGCCCTGGCCGAAATCGGCATGAACCAACTGCCGCAAGGATGATATTTGCATAGCCAAAAAAGTGTGCTATATTGCCAATAACGAATGACGCGCTACGCTGTCTCACAACAATCTGACTTGGTTTTGATAGGAGCATCAGATGACTTTTGGGGAGCGCGTACAAGCACTGACACGTCAATATTTGCTGCCTGGCGTTGTTTACAACGTGCTTGGTAGTAACGTCTTAGCAGCTAGATTAATTGGAAATGGTAAAAAGGGCCGCGGCTACAAAGTCGAGAAGGCCATCAAGTACACTAGCTCTAGCCAAGCCATTAGCTTTTCTGGGCTCGACACCTTCCAGCCCCAGCAACTGGAAACCAAGATACGCCTGAACGTCGAAATGAAGGCCGCCCGCCAGGGTATCGGCATATCCGGTCTTGAGTTGATAGCCAACCAGGACACCGATGTTCGCGTCACAGATCTTATGACCGAGACGCTCGAGGAAACCCAAGACGAATTGTTCGACAAAGTTGGTGATTACGGCTACGGTGATGGTAGCGGTAACTCTGGCAAAGACCCTGTTGGTCTTGGTTATATCATCGACGACGGTACGAACGCTCCAACCTTTGAAGGACAAGCACGCTCCACTTATCCTGTCTTGAATGCAACTGTTACCGACCTTACAAGTGTAGGTGGCGAATTGAGCCTGGCCCGTTTGGCTACGCTCTACAGTAACGTCACCAGTGGCACAGGGATGACCACACCAACACTAATCGACTCTGGCGAGACAGAGCAGGATCTATACGAGCAGTTGCTAACCCCAACTGTCCGAGAGACCTACTCTGCACAGGGTTACTACACTGTCACTAAGGACAGCCGCGGTACGGTCCGCTTCGGCTCGCAAGAGGGCCTAGTCGGTAAACACGGATTTGTTGCATTGAGCTATAAGGGTATTCCTTGGGTCCGCGATGAGAAGGCCGGCCAACGGTACTCTCAAAAGATCGCCATGTTGAACGAGAACTACATAGACTGGTTCGGTTGGGCGATCAGCGGTCAAGCTGCCCGCAGCTTAGGCTACGAGCCGATCTCCTTCAAGCACACTGTTGTAGAGACCACGTTCGGCGAAGGTCCAATGAGCGAATTCACCGGCTTTAACTGGAAGCCATTTGTATCAGCGCAAAACCAATTTGCCGGCATCTCCGACATGCTGATGATCGGCAACATGGGCTCTTGGCAGCCACGACGCCAAGGTGTACTAACTAACGTGGACGAGGTATAACGAGATGGGTAGACTTCTTTCTCCAGCACTAGCCGGTCAGGTAATGGACTTTGACCCGTATAACACACGGACCGAAGCCGATCCTACCCACCAGTACGGCACGCTTGTACTGACCAATCACGGCCGCGACATGTACCGTTACGGTAAGGTAGGAGCCAGCAATGTCTCCAAGGCTTTACTGCAACTTGGCCCTGCAGCTATCGCCAACCACCAAAACCAAACCATCGATGCGGCCAGCAATATTGCCATCGGCGATACCCGCCTCACGCTTAACAATGGTGGTACGGCTGCCGCAGCTGGCGAGTACGACCAGGGATGGTTTGTCACTGTCGACGGAACCGGTGAGGGCCAGGCTCTCGGAGTTGAGCACAACGCTGCTGCCGGCACTTCCGCAGATATTGTTGTCGATCTTGATCAGGGGCTTTTGGTTGCCTTGGTCGCCGGAACTACTGAATACTTACTGGAACACAACCCTTACAACGCCTTCGTCGAAGCCGCTGTTGAGGAGCGCACCGCCGCCGGTATTCCATTGCGCGATCTGTTAGCCTCTGACTTTGGTTGGCTAAAAACCAACGGTGTGGTCAGTGCTAAGGGTGGTTCGGCCGTGACTCTAGGTGGTGATCTATGTTCTGACGGTTCGACCGCCGGCGCAGTCACCGATGCCACCGACCAAACTGGTGTCGACACTTTTGTAAAAGTTGGTAACGCAAGCATTGTTGCCGGTGCGACTGGTGAATTCTTCCCCATCGTGCTTAAGATAGGTTAGGGCCGAGGAGGGCACTACAATGGGAAAATCGAACAATAACGGTCAAGACATCCACGACCGCCATCCTTCCGAAGATAGTACCTCGGACAAGGCCGCCAAAAAGACCAGCGATAAGCCTAACTTTAGCTGGCCTGGCGAAGATCCGCAGGCTGTCCGTGACAGTTTTTACAAAGAAAACGGTGTTAAAGCCGATCTAACTGGCGGCACAGTGCCGGATGAGGAGTAGTAAATGCGCAGACTAGGCACGGTGATTCCAGAGCTTGGCAAGAGCCTACAGGTATATCCATCTGAGATATTAGGTGGCATGCTTGGTTTGCCAAAAGTCGGCGATATCTTTTATGTCGACCCTTCTGTTGGCGCTACCATCATTGGGGCTAAGAACGATCCCGATAGCCCCTATGGTACTGTCTACGAAGCCCAAGCCGATATGGCCGCCGATAATGACGATGTGATCGTTATCATCGGTACCTCGAGCACTGGGCGTACTGCCGAAACACAAGTCATTGACTGGAACAAGCGCCGGACCCACCTAATTGGCAATGGACCATTACGACAGATCAACCCGCGCAATGGTATTGGGGCTAACTATAGCGGTGGCTCGACAACTCCAGTGTTTAAGATTTCCGCTACCAACTGCTCATTTACCAATATCTCTATAGCTTCTTTTAACGACAACGACGTTCTGGTGGAGATAACCGCCGGCAATAACACCTTTAACTATGTTCACTTCCAGGGTATTGCCCACGCTACACCGGCTGGCGAGACAGGCGCCAGGTCGCTCCTGATTACCGGTGCCGGCGAAAACGAATTTAACCACTGTACGATCGGAATTGACACTGTTACCCGCTCTGCTGCCAACGCCAGCCTTGAAATTACTGGATCCAGCGCACGCAACATTTTCCGCAACTGTATTTTCCCCGCCTTTGTTTCGGACGCCGGCAATGTTTGGGTTAAGGCCGATACGGGTAACTGTAACGAGCGATTCCTGCTGTTCGAGAATTGTCTATTTACCAATGCCACTAAGGGCTCATCTACTGCAATGACAGTCGGCATGGACCTGTCGGCGACTGGTAACGGCCAGATCTACATAATCGGCAGCCGATGGTTCGGCGCGACCGACCTTACCAACACCGTTACAGATGTCTACAACGACTCTCCAGTGTTTGATACCAACGACCAAGGCGTGCTGATCGTACATGCTAACTCATAGGGGTTATAAGTGACCAGTTTTGCCGCCACTCAAGATCGAGATGGGAACCGCGCGCCTTTTGCGTCATTTTTTGGGCTGCCATTTCGTGAGAAGAAAACCATTACCTTTGACGGTAACACCGTCAACGGCATTGGAGACCATGATGGTACCGCCGACCCGACTACCCTGTTTACAGTGACCGGCGATGTCGCCGTGGTCGTGGTTGGTGTTGTTAAAACGACACTTGTCGGCGCGGCAACTATAGAGGTTGGTGTCACCGGCGCCACAGCGGCTATTCTGGCCCAGGTGGCCGATGCTACGCTGTTGGCGGTCAATGAGTTCTGGGGAGCTGATGCTACTCCGTCACTGGCCGAGGCAATCGCCGCACGAGCCCATGGTATTGGCGGTGGGCTAGACATCATAATGACTCTAGGAACGGCCAATGTCACAGCCGGCGTGATCGACTTTTACTGTTTCTGGGTTCCTGTTAGCAGCGACGGCAACGTAGTCGCGGCCTAATATGCTACACTAAAGCCATAAACAACATACCCGTAAAGGAGTAAACAAGTGGCAAACCATGAATTAGATCTGCTTTATGTAACTAACCCCACGGACAGGTCGAAAACCGTCAAATGGGGAGGTATCGACTACACTTTAGGGCCTGGCCAACAGATCATTTGGCAGCGCTTCTTGGCCGAGCACTTCGCCAAGCACCTGGCCAACGACATTTTGCTGCTCAAGGAAAAAGCCCACAAAGATGCCTACCTCGCCAAAGGCGGGCATCTGACCGATTATAAGTCGGTAGCTTACCTCAACAGCAAAAAGCATCGGCCGCCGGTTGTCGCCAGCATTCTGACTGGCACCTATTCGTACCATCAGGCCCAGAGGGCCGTCGATCCTAACCTGGCAGCCCAGCAGGAGATCGAGCGTATTAACCGCGAAGCCAATGGTGTCAAAGAGCCCGAGGCAACCAATCTCGGTGTGCTTAATGATAACCGGACAGCCATGGAGGGCAAGACCGAGTTTGATGCCAGTGACGAAGATGATGCCGCTATAGCCGAGGCGGCCGCAGATGGTCAGACTCTAGTAGGGCCACCGCCACCAATGGCGCCACCCGCCGCAGCAAGTCCCATGGTAGGGCAGCCGACAATCCCGCCAATGACCGCGCCGGCCGTTCCACCCGCACAACCACAGACTGTTGCTCAAACACCGCCCCAAACCTCACAGCAGGCCCCAGGATTGACCGACGACATGAAAAAGCCCGCACTTATGGCCGAGGCCAAAAAGCTCGGCATAACGGTGCCTTTTGGGTCTACTAATGATCAGATCAAACAACTCATAGCACAAAACTTTGGTTAGGGTATAATCAAAACAAAAGGCGCGCCACGCTGCCTATACCCATTTTTCGAGGATCGTGACGATGGCTGATGATATCGAGGTAACAGAGGGTTCGGGCAAAACGGTTGCGACCGACGAGGTTTCGGACAAGCATTACCAGATCATCAAGCTTGCGCATGGCGCACTTGGGACTGTAGATCTAAGTTCTGACAGCGATCCATTTCCGGTTTATTTCCCGACCGCCCAAACAATCACCGTCTCGGGCGTTGCCACGTCGGCTAAACAAGATATCCAGACTACCGCCCTGCAGGCCATCCAGGCAGCCGCAGAAATCATGGACGACTGGGATGAGTCTGACCGAGCGAAGGTAAATACCATAGTTGGGCAAGCCGGGGTGCAGGGCGGATCCGGATCAGTGAGCGCCAATACTCAGCGGGTAGTTTTGGCCACTGACGTGGGTTTGCCGGCCGGCACAAGCAACATTGGCGACATGGACGTGCTATCGCTGACGGACACGCAAGCTACCTTTGACCACGGATCCAACCTCGACATCGATGCCTCGGCCGAACAGATCACCTCAACATCTTTTACTGCCAAAAGAGGGGTGATAGTCCGGGCGCCATCAACCAACACCGGTAATCTCTATATTGGTAACTCCGACGTGACAGCCGGCACTACAGCAGCCACCGACGGTCAGCTGCTTGAGCCAGGCGAGTCGTTGTTTATAGAAGTCGATAACCCCAACAAGCTGTATGCTATCGCTGACGCCGCCAACCAAAAGATCTTCTGGAGCGCGATCTAGTGGGCTACCTCGACACTCGTCGCAATCCTTTCCGTAAACCTTTTTACGCTCTTGAGAACATTGACGCCGGCGACATAGTTTTTGCCCAACCGCGTTATTTGATTGATGACTTTCAAGATTATGCCGCCGATACTGCCGCCGATGATGTATGGGTGGAAAGCGATGCTGTTAATACCGGGGTTTTCGTTGGCCAAACCCTCCTCAACAGCGCCTCCGGCAACAATATGGGCGTACAGGCGACTACCGCACAAAGCAATAATGATTACATAGACAAAACCATTAGCTCGACCGATTACACCGGTTTTGTGGTTAATATCATCGGGTTGGCCTCGGCCGCCTCTACTGATTGGGAGTTTTTAATGTCGTCGGGGGCCAATGCCGTGACCAGCAACGTCAAGAAATCACTGGTTTTTAGCGCCCCAAACACCTTGACCCATATACAGTTCACGGTCGCCGGCATGGACGTTGATAATGGTTCCTTTAACCCGGCGGCGACGCTGCACTTTGGCTTTCGTTGTGTTGATGCTGGCAACCCTTACATCCAACTATCGATGGTCTACCTAACCAAAGCCGGCGAGCCTACTGGAGCAATTCGATCGGTCGATGGTAATTATCTAGGCAGTACGACAGATTCAACTCACCTGCCGATTGGTGTGGCAGAGGCGGCCATTACGGCCGGCAACCGGGGCATGGTGACAATGTTTGGGCCAACTGTTCCGGATAATTTCACCATCCCCGACGACATCGAGCTGGTGCCTGGTTGGAGCTATGCCGCGGTAAACACTTCACCGGGAGCAATCACTCCATATTATGGCTCTGATGCCGGACGTTTAATAGACATTCACGGTAATGGTTTCTTTGGCATCGGTATAGCTGTTAGCACGACCGAGATGATGCTTAAGGCAGAGGCCATAATAGTCTAGGGGGTAAGGTAATGAGTCTAAAAGATAAGCTGGCATTGAAGTCTCCGGTAGATCATACCCATGGTGCGGAGGGTGAGGGCGGAGCAAGCCTCGATACCATCTACCCCATAGGTTGCATCTATATTTCAACTGTCGAGACTAACCCGGCCGATATTTTCGAGATGGGCACTTGGGAGGCGTTCGGTGCCGGCAAAACTTTGGTCGGGCTGGACGACGCTCAAGCGGAGTTCGACGTGGTAGAGGAGAGTGGCGGGGCTAAGACGGTAACACTAACCGAGGCTCAAATACCGGCTCACACGCATGTGCAGAATGCCCACAACCACACCCAGGACTCGCACAACCACACCCAGGACGCTCACGGCCACACCGTCACAGATTCCGGCCATACACATACTACACAACGGTACCCAACGGCCACCGGCGGGTCTAGCGGCTTCACGATTGACACTTCGATGAGCGGAACACCCGCAGATAATACGTTGGCTACAAAGAGCGCAGTCACCGGTTTGACCGTGAACAATAGTACGGCCACTAACCAGGCGGCAACGGCGACCAATCAGGCAGTAACAGCTGTGAACCAAAATGCCGGCGGCGGCGGGGCACACAACAACCTCCAGCCGTACATCGTGGTTTATTTTTGGAAAAGAACCGCGTAATATGGCGACCACCGACTGGACACCGGCAACACCCAACAACACCGATTGGGACCCAAATCAGGCACCAGACACTACCGATTGGGCCAAGACGGCACCAGGTAATGCTGATTGGACTAAGCAGGCACCAACTAACGAGCCAGGCGATACATCACTTGACGGCTCGCCGATCGGTCTACTATTGGCGCTTACTTATACCATTGTTGTTGTAGACTTGATAACAGATTGGAGCCAGAGCAGCCCGAATACTACAGATTGGTCAAAAGTCGAAGTATAGCCAGTGCTATAATACGCAATATATAGGCGCGCTACGCTGCCGGACCGGTTATTTTAGGGAGATCAAACATGCCATTCAATTATGGACCGACAAACCGTCCTACGTTGCCGAGCCAGGCCCAAGCTGGGGTACCTGGGGCGCGAGGAGTTAACATGACTACGCCGCCAGGCATGGCCAGAAGGCCCGCTGATAGGGCAACTCCCGCAGGGATTGCCAAGTTCCGCCAGCCAACCACAGGCGTTAAGAGGCCGGTTCTACCCGAGCAGGCCAACCCCAAAGCCATTAGCCGAGACGTAATGATGAGGAGAGCGCGTCTGTCATGATGCCTTTTAGTGACGCTGTTACTTACATGCAGCGGGAGGCTCAAGATACGACTACCACTGGCTTGACCTTCCTTAAGCTGATGTATAATATGGGCTATCTTGAAATTTTGTCGCAATTCGGCCGACAACAGACCGAGATAGAGTCCACGACCGACCTGGTGGCCGCCCAGCGTGGATATCAGGTGCCGTCTGATTGTTTGTGGCCCAAAACGCTCGAGCTCGTTGATGGCACCACCATCACGCCGCTACTGGAAATCGCCGACGATAAAGCCTGGTCCTTAATGAAAAGTGGCAACATCCAAGGCAGGCCAACCCACTTCCATTTTAGGCCGCGTTTTGGTGTTGGCGGTGGCATCCTAGAGCTCGGCCCAATTCCTTCGAGTAGTGACTATGATCTGCGCATGTTCTACGAAGCGGCCGACAAGTCGCTTAGCAAAGATGATTACACTACTGGCACGCTCGCTATTACCACTGGCTCGGCCAATGTGACAGGCTCTGGTACGACTTTCGCCGCCGACATGGTAGGCCGCTATTTGCGGCTGACTGCCGATGCCACCGATCGTCTGTGGTACCGTGTAAAGACTGTTACCGACTCCACCCATATCGTGCTCGAAAATGTCTATGAAGGGCCGACGATTAGCGGCGGAGCCTTTGCCATCGCCGAGATGCCGGCCCTGCCGCCGGACATGCACATTCTGCCGGCCTACTATTCGTTGATGCACTGGTGGTCGACTAAAAAGAATGCCGAAAAGACCAAGCAATTTACTGAATGGTACCAGTTGGGCATGCGGCGCGCCAAAAAGGTACACTCGATGGTGGTGCGCGATGGTATCGTCAACCAGGAAATGCCGTCAATGCCTTTCGAGCCGTACCCCTTTTATTTTCCAACCTCGATAACTTCGCGAGCTTATGGCAATTAAAAGGTGACTATCCCTTGACAACACGTAGCTAACGGAGTAGAATAAGGATATGAGATACACAATTGCACGATTAAATAGAGAGTTTCCCAACGAGGACGCTTGCCTAAAGTTCCTCTTTGAGGCTAAAAAACTACAGGCTTGCCCACGCTGCGGAACTGAACCACGCTTTTACAAACTAAAAGACCGTAAGTGCTACTCCTGTATGCACTGTGCCTTGCACATCTATCCTACGGCTGGCACGATATTCCACAAGTCCGAAACGCCATTAAAGTCTTGGTTCTTTGCCATATTCCTGTTCGGCAACAGCAAGAACGGTGTGAGTGCCAAAGAGCTAGAGCGACACTTAGGTGTTACGTATAAGACCGCTTGGCGTATGGCTAGGCAGATACGTTCGCTAATGACTGGCGGCGATAGCCCGTTAGGTGGCATTGTAGAGGTAGACGAAACCTATATAGGTGGCAAGTCAAACAGTGCTGGGCGGTTTAAGGATAAGACAGCCGTTATTGGTGCTGTTGAAAAGCAAAAGAACACAAGCCGAGTAAAGGCTATCACTAGCCAAAAGGTAAACGCTGCGATTGCCCTACCGTTCATACGTGCCAGTGTTAAGGCTGGAACAAGCATACAGACGGACGAGAGCCGTATTTACAGCCGTTTACACCACGAATACGAGCATAGTAGCGTAGTCCACAGTAAAGGGCAGTACGTAGACGGTGATACGCACACGAACACCATAGAGGGCTTTTGGTCACAGATGAAACGGTCAATAGACGGCACGTACCACTGTGTATCGCCTAAGCATTTACAACTGTACGTGGACGAGTTTGTTTACCGCTATAACTTGCGGAATGCCCCTGTTTTTCCTGCTTTGATTGCACAGGCTTGCTTGCCAGTCGCAGTAGTTGGAGAAAGTCGTGTCTAGTCATAATCGTAGTATAGCAAATAACGTAAAGGAGAGTGAGATGAGCAGAATACCAATTAAGGATTTGAAAGAGTTAGCTAACAAAAACGGTCAAGATATAGTGATTGTGTTCGGTGCGGATACGGACGGTCACACTACTCACGTTGCTACGTGGGGTCGTAGTATTGAACTGTGCGATAGAGCCGCAAGGTGGGGTAACAGTATGAAAAAACAACTAGGTTGGCCTGAGTCGCTAACTAAGGCTGAACCGTCAAGAGTGCGTAAGCTACAAGCTAAAATCAAAGAACTAGAAGCACAGCTAGAAAAGGTAAATCCGTGAGTGTAAAAGATACAAATACGTGCTATGATGGGATAGTCACC